TTTTTCTCACACGTTTGTAAGTACAGTAAACTCACATACTCACTTAAGAAAAAGAGATATCTAATATAATTAGATATCTCTGCAATCAGGCACCGGAGCGTTGCCTGATAGATAGTGAGTTTGGTTTTTTCCGTGAGTTTGGTGAGTTTGTTTCCGTCTAAATTATCTGCGAGTTTGTGAGTTTGGTGAGTTTGTTTCCGGGTGCGTTTCGCGTCGCTATTTCGTCGAAGTGAATTTGTGAGTTTGTTTCCTGGTAAAATTTTTGTGAGTTTCATTCCGCCTCACCTCCTTCTGTGAGCCCCTGATCTTCGCCTTTCGTCTGCACGATCACCCACTGGGTCGCCCGCTGCACCGTCTTCCCGCGCCGGAGCATGAGACCCGAGGGGAACCGCCTGCCTTCCTGCCTGGCGAGCGCCCGCCCGCACACTCTGGTGAAAGACCGGTGCGGATCCACAAAGGCATCGGAGAGATCATCCGGTAGCGTCTCGTGGATCAAGGTCCGGAACGTCGTCACCTCCTTCATCTCCCGGTCAAGCCGGATCTTGAGATCAGACACCACCCATGGGCGTGACCCGAACTCGTCAAACACGGCCGAGAGGAACCCCTCCCACTGCCGAAGGTCCGTATCACCCTCTAGGAAAACGTCCATCGCGTTCCCCATAAACTCCCCGACGCCGGCATACTCGAGGATCCCCCCGACGACATGCCGCCACCCCTCGAATCCTCCGAGCGGCGGCACCTTCTCCGGCTCCGGGCACCCGGCCCGCACCCAGGCGACACCGAGCGTCAGCGCAGCGGCGATCAGGCGGCCCCGGTTCTCCCGAACCCATCGTAGGAGGTCCGGGTGCCGGAAGTCCTCCCTGAGCCAGGGCATGGCCGTCTCTGCATCGATCCGGCTCAGAAGGACCCGGCGGGCGAGGTCGCCGCCGATCTGCACATTATTCCCGTTTGCGAACCAGACCGTTCTCGCCGGCAGCGCGGCATCTTCAGTCACGCCGAGGATCCGGTCGCTCCACTCCCGGGCCGTCAGAAGAGATGCCAGGATGTCCGACTTGAACTGCCCTTCTAGGTTGTCCCAGATGTGGACGGGCGCACCTCCGCGCAGAATTGACATGATCCGCTTGCCCCACTCCTCCTTCGTCTTCGGCGTCACGCTCGCCGGTGGAGTCACTCCAGTGATCGCCAGATACACCGCGTTCTGCATCAGCGACGCACCCGACCCGGCCTGCGGTTTTGTGAGCAGCCAGCACGGGCACGGTCCGTCGATGATCGGACGGAACACGCCCGTCAGAAACGCCCCGACGGCGTTCCACCGGCTAGCCTCGTCCACGAACGGGAAGTCCCAGAACATCTCCAGGACCATCTCCTTCGCGGCCGCGATGTCTGTAGCAGCCGGGTTCGCCGGCACGGGAGCGAGGTCGAAGCCAGGCTCCGGCATGAAATACATCGACGTCGCCGCGTCATACCCTTCGACGCCATGGATCGTGCCATCCAGGTGCAGGATCGGCGACGTCGCGATCCCCGCGAGCGGCGGCAACCGCCACTCGTCCGTCGGCAGTCCGAGGACATCCCGGACGATCGAGAGAGGAGGGTACTCCGGGATCTCTCTGATCGTCCCATCCTTACCCACCTTGACCGAGAGCCAGACCGCAACCCGGTCCATAACCCCTCGGAGTGCATGCTCTGAAAGGGACTGAATCAGCGGCCGCCCCTGCTCATCCCGGCAGACCCGCACCAGCGCAGCGGCCCGGTGAAATAACCGGGGCGGGTCGTTAACCTCTACGATCGCCCGGACCGCATCTGCCGTGACCTCGTGCATGTGGCGGTTCGTCAGGACGATCGTCGGCCGGAGGACCTTGTCCTCCGGGACCTCGCCCGTCGGCGGTTCGATAGCCTTACTGACGACCGGTGCAGGCACCTCACGCTTTCCGCGCTCCCATTCCCACTCCTTGAGCTGCTCGCCGTAGCCCCTGGCCTCCAGCGCATCGAAGATAGCCGGCCAATGCCCCTGCAGGCACCCGGGACGGGCATCCGCACAGTCGATGATGCGCTCGGCGACGGCGAGGGCCTCCACCGGTCCGCCCCCGGTCAAATGGCGACGGCACCACCACTCTTGATTATTGGCCGAGATCGTGAGGTTCGTGCCAGTCTCGCTGCCATGCATTGGATGCTCTCCCTCGATCTCCCCGGTCTCGCGGACGGTCGGGTTCAGGGGCATCAGGAAGTCCGTCACCCGCAGATCGAGCGCGTCAGAGATGGTGATGCTCCGGGGCGTCCGGGGAATCTTCGGGACTGTGATCGTCCGTTCCGGCGGGGTGCACGGGTCGACGACCAGGGCCTTCAGCTCCGACCAGGGGATCTCCAGGAGCGGGGCATCGTTCACGACCTCGTAGCGCCCGCCGGACGGATGAGTGCAGCCCGGCCCCACGCAGAACGACGGGTGGCCGCTCCCCCGCAGGTCGCCGAGGTCCTCCCGGGTCTCCGGGTCCCGCAGCACAAACTTCTCCGCCGGGGCGTCCGGACACTTGATGTAGAAATGCGAGCCGTATCCGGCAGTGCGCCCCGTCTTGACAACGAACGTATCGAGGAGCCGGTCAAGCACGCCCATCTCCATGAGCCGGTCGGTCTTGTCTGCGTCGAGGATACAGACACCTCCATCTGGCATCACGCCATAGTTCCCGCCGGCCGCGATGTGTGCCAGGAGCCGGGGGTCATCATACGCATAATTCGCCGTCGTCTGCCAGCCTTTCTCGATCGCCGGCTTGTCCCGGGCCTTGACCATAATGAACCGGCACTCGCGGAGCTGTTCCGGGATCGGCGATACATCTGTAGACGGGCTATCGGGTTCCGGGGTTGGAGGTGTGGCGGCCGCCTCCTCGGCCTGGAGGCGCTCGACTTCCGCCCGAGGTCGCATCTTGCCCATATACCAGGTCATCGGTTCATGGGTTGTCATCGAATCACCCAGAATCCCGGGTTGTGAACCTTGAACTGCTCCCACTCGTAGAGGACGCGAGAGTCCAGTTCGTCGCCCGTTGCCATACGGAACCGGCCGGGGGCGACCTCTTCCCATTCCTTCACTTTCGCGTTTACGGCCGGTATCGGCCCTTCTGTGATGATGATACCCCTCTCGACATCGAGGAGGTATCCCAGGCCCTCTGATGGCCGGACGCCGAACACTGCTAAACTTTGACCGGGGGGGCTCATACTCTCCCTGCCACCCGCCTTGTGCAGCACCTCTCAGGCAAGCCCGCCGGGTCAGATAGGTCCTTGTTCATCCAGCACAGGAATTCTTCGAGGTTGAGGACTGCGAACACTTTTTCGCCATCCACTTGTGCCTTCAGCCAGGCCACTGCCCCGGGCTTGTGCCCCCCTCCCGCAATGACAATCACCGTAGGACAGGGGAACACTTGCCGGACGTTCTCGACCAGATAGGGGAATTTCTCGTCGGCGGAGCCCCCGCTCCCCTGCCACTTTGACTCGATGATGAGGCCGCCGGGAAACTCGGGGATATTGGAAACAAAGAAGTCGCAGTACAACTTGTGGCCGTAGATACTCTTGCCGAGATACACCTGCCTCTCGAACGAGTATCCGCGCTCGTGAAGCATGCATGCGATCACCCGCTCGGCTCGCTGGCCGGTCTGGTTTGCGCGGGCGCCGTCAGTCATACTAGAAATCCCCCGGAAAAACCCGTGCCCTCGAACCACGGCGGCGCTGTTGCGTCAACAACACGAGACAGGATAATTATCCTGTGCCCCTCCTCTTTCAGCTGCGTGTATACTGACTGAGCCTCCTCTTCGGTTGCACACACATGGAATGCGAGAGTATAACACTCAAGTTCATCGCCGAGGGTTTCGTCATCCTCGGCGATCCACGAAACCACCCATGACAATTCAGTCATACTGCATCATCTCCTCCTCTTCGATTGCTCGGTAGATCGGGCCGTGGTGCTTGAAGCAGTGGTAAAAGTCCTGCACGTTGTCCCCCAGATAGAAGATCGCAGAGGGGAACGGCGCCGCGTTGGAGGTCTTCACGCCCGGTGTTGAGAAGAGGAGCCGGCCCTCAACGGCACACCATACCGCGCCAGTCTTGGCAAGCAGGTTGAACCACCGTGTATCTGTCCGAGCGGCAATCAGGATGACGGCTTCAGAGATATTGCCGGCCTGATACTCCGCAGTGACCTTCTCGACCCACTGTGCCACCTCACGGCCATACGGGGGATTCATGTACACCTTCCCGTGCCATGCCCGTGCGAGCCCGTTATCCTCGCGGGTATAGTGCTCTGTTGCCGGAACGTTTGCGGCGTCGCCCTTCCCGTTGCTGCACGGATCGAGGTCGATCTTCCCGAAGAGTTCGAGGACAGAATCAATGATGATCCTGGGGGTATACCACTCAGGGGTTTCACTGGTATAGAGCTGCTTTGCAGTCTGCGTGATCACCTTCTGTGGGAGTTTCACCACCCCACTCAGGATATTCTGCTTCGCCTCGTCGCCGTAGGTGTCGGCGATCGTGTCGACGGCGTCCGCGAACTTCTCGGCGTTCTTGACGGTCTGGTGAGAGACGTTGAACTGCTCGGCGATCCGCTCGGCAGTACTCGCAGATGGCAAATTGTTTGCCATCTGCACCGTGTGTTGATTTGCCCCCGTGCCGCCCTGCTCCTTCTTCGTCTCCCGGTACAGCTTCCCCATGAGATATGCCCGCTGCTCCGGGGTGACGTTCCGTCGCCCGATCTGGTTGAGGATGATCCAGTTCTTCGCAGCCTCGCGGTCAGGGAATTTCTTGAAATCAGTCCGGTATGACAGGTTGTGCGCTTTGCAGATCGCGTAACGGTGGTGCCCGTCGAGGAGAGTTGGCGGGAGGGCCGGATCAGAGATCCACACAATCAGGGCGTCCCGACACCCCTCAGCGAGGAGGTTCGCTTCGAGTTGCGAGTACTCCCCCTGCGATAAGGGCATCACCCAGTCGCGGAACTCGGGGTCGATGCGGATCGAAGGTTGATTAATAACTGTAGTTGGTGACTCTATCATGTCGATCACTCGTGTACTGTTGTGGTTGTCCGGGCGGGCCGGTCAACTGCCAAGGAGGCGGTCCGCTCGTCCATGTTCTTCTTGCTCAACTTTGGGCATGCAGGAGTCTGTCGGAACGTCGTCCCGGTGACCCCGCAGATCCGGATCTTCCGGTCGAGATACTGTCGAATCTCAAGATCATGGCAGCCGAAACAGTCCCGTGCGGACGGCCGCACCCCGCCCAGGATCCGGGCAGGGACATACTCGTCAGTCACGCGACCACCGCCATCGTCATCATCCAGAGCAGCCCGAGCGCCGTCGTGACGACCCCGAGCAGGAACCC